TAAGGCGACTAGCAAGGGTGGAAACGAGGGTGGTAGCCTTGTATTTCTGTCCTTTATCATAACAAGTCTCAAGGATTGCCAAAGGTTCATAGCAATCTGGACAAACCTCTATGCTATCAACATCTATCATAGCAATACCATCATATTTTCTGTGCCAATCATTATAGACACCATTACTGAAAGCATAAGTATAACGTGCCATCAAGATAGATCTTCCTTTTGTTCTAATTGTAGCTCCTGAAATTCTATGATCTGTTTTAATGTATCAATTTCTTTCTTAAGAGTTTCAATTTGTTTTTTTAATTTCTTAATCTTACCTTTATGGTCAGCGAACATATCTACGTCTGTCATTCTATGACCTCTATCTTTTTTATTACACCCATAGGAAAGGTAGTCACTCCACCTACATCCATTCCTAATTCATCAAATGAATATGAAGTAAACAACCATAGCTTATCCTTTGTTTCTTTCCATATCCAACCCACGTCATAACAAATGGCTATGTCCTCTTTCATTATTTCATCTTCAGCTATCCAAGATTTCTCAGATGATTTAATATCCCACCAAGTAATCTTAACTAGCTTATGATTAAATGTTGTTCTTTTCCCAGTATTGCTCATAGAAATCCTGCGGTGTTACCTGTTGATTAGTAGCGTCATAAATCTTTTTCATTATGACTGGATGAGGTATTCGTTCACCCTTTGCGTAGCGATTAACATTCGTTGCAGGATTTATGTTTTGTATTTTAAAATGATCTGCAGCTTTGGCATAGGAATATTTATTATCCTTGATCCATTTTTCTAGTTTCATTGTTGTCCTATTGTTATTGTTTTGTTTGCCGATTATTACCAAATAAGTTATGAACAATCAAATGAAAAATAACTATAGACAAAGTGGATAAACTTTGTTAGAAGAACTTAAAACAACATTATGACAACTCAAAAAAATAAACTTTTAAAGGTTATGAAAACCTTATCTGGTGGTGAGGGTTCAGATCATTTCTCTCCATCACAACTTTTAATTCCAACTCCTAAGTGGATGATTAATTATTTTTGTTGCACTCAGGCAATGAGAAGACAATCCATCGCAAGTTATAAAATGCATTTTGGAAATTTAACGAACAACACAGCACAAAAATTAGTTGCAAAATATTTATTCGTTGGTGATAAGAGATTAGAACTAACACAAAGATCAAAGGATGAAATCTTTGCAGAGGAACTAGAGCAAATCAATCAACAAGAGATTAGAGATGACAAGGATAAGTGGTCAAGGCAAAATATGATTGAACTTGCCAAGCCTTGCATTGAACAAATATTAAAAGCAGTTAAGGAAATATTTAATAAACAAAGTTTACAATGCGAAAGATACGTTTACACTTCTCCTGATGGTTTGTTGATGGATATTTTGGGAAGGATAGACTACGAGTCAGATAAGATAATAGCCGAAACCAAGTCAAAACCGCCTTACGTTAGAGCAGGTAAGAATGGATTTAGTTTATACACTCAAAAATTACCTGAACAACCTGATGAAAATCACGTGGCACAAGTAGCTTTTTATTGGAAGGCAACAAAGAAAAAGCCTTATCTATTTTATGTTAACGATAAGGAATATAAGATCTTTGATTACACCAATGAGAAACTAACCTTTGATTATTTAGATTATGTTTATGATAAGCTAGTCAAGAAAGCATTGATGATACAAAGATTATTACTTTTATCTGATGGTGATCCAAAGGTAATGGCACAGTATGTGGAAGAACCTGATTACAATCACCCTTATTACTATAAAGATTTAACACCTGAACAAATTGAAATTACAAAACAATTATGGGGATAATAAAATTACGGAATGGGAGCATCAACTTTCTGAGCTGCGGTGGTCAGCTAAAGTCATTTCTTGCAGATGCTCTCTCTTTAAGTTCATTAACAAGGAATGACAACCACCACTAAAAAAGGAGCAAACAACTATGATTGAAAAAATAAAAAGAATAAACGAACTCTGTCGTAGAGATGGAGTTTATGTTGATCGAAATGGATTAAAGACAGTTTCACTATGGTCTAAGATAAAATATTTTAGACAAGTAATGGGTAGTGATTATGGTTTTGATACATCCATCTTTGAACACGAAGAATATTACATTGCAAAATGTAAGATCATTTCTTATGACCCTGAAAGAACATTAGCAACAGGTCATTATAAGCAATTCAAAAAGAAAAATGGAACTTACATACAAGGTGCTTTGCCTATGGCAGAGAGCTTTGCAATATCAAGAGCTTTAAGTTTCTTTGGTATTTTAGATTCGTCAATTACCTCAAAAGAGGAATATGAATCTTTAAACATACCACTTACCAAGGAAGCTAAAGACGTTACTCAAAAGAGTAGCGTACCGGTAGATCAAATTGTTAGTGAGATAAATAAAGCACCTCACATAACTAGGCTAAAGAGCTTACGTTATCATAAATATAAGGAACAATTTGAGTCTGCTTTAAAAAATCATCCATCAGTTTATAGGGATCTAGATGATGTCTATCAAACTAGAATGGATAATATAAACCAACAGGAGAAAATATAAATGGAAAAGTTATATATAAAACTTATTCCCAATGCTGACAAACAGCCAGGCGATAATCGACCTAGCTTTGTCGCACCCATCAATCCTAAGTCACCGCCAGGAAAAACTTGGCGAGTGTCTGCAAACATAAATGGTACTTGGTATAACCAAGCTGCATTTGATGATGTTGCGGAAGATGGAACACCAACTGGTGGCATCAATGTCGTATTAACACCGCAAGATAATAGCGGTTCGGCAGGATCATCAGGTGGAAGTAAGCAACAATCTTTTGCACAGAGAAAACCTTATGCAAAACCTGCTGCTTATGGTAATACTCGACCATCAAGATACTAATCAACGAGAAATATCTTGATCATCTAAGGCGTGGGTTTTAGTCATCCCCTTGACTTCCAATAGTTGTTTTCCTACGCCTTAGACCAATAAACAATATGAAGAAAAAAGATTTACATAAACAAGTTGGTGGCTCACACTATAAACATTTTAAGATCCAACCCATTGAATACATCATAGCTAACGATCTTTTATTTCCTGAAGCCTGCGTTGTTAAGTATGTATCAAGGCACAGATATAAAAATGGCAAAGAGGATATACTTAAAGCCATACAGAATTTAGAGTTCATATTACAAAGAGATTATTCTAATTGACCAAAGAGGTTATTTATGACATATATTAGATATAAGAATGGTAACGCAAACTTTACTTACATAGAAAAGTTTGATGATGCCGAGAAGGCTGCCGACCCTTCAAATGAAGGAACATTGGTAGAAGTAAAGATCAATGACGTTAAGATTGAATTTACAAGAGTAAAAAAAGAAGATGATACAATTAAAAAATCGTCTGCAAAAGTTGAGAGATCTTCAGGAGAGAAAACATCAGAAGTATCTTGAGACAAAAAGAAAGATGGAGAAGTATCAGTCAGATAGCTTTAGATTGATATGGAAGATCGAGCAGACTAAAGATAAACTTATAGCTCTTTAATTAGAGTGTTATAAATAAACAACAACAAGTTGTGCAAACAACAATAGGAGGTCATACGCCAAATGAAAATCATAACTCAAATTAAGACTGCATTAAAAGCACCAATGTATACAGAACTAACAGAGAAAGAACTTATGCTCTATCGAACTGGTTTTAAGAATGGCTATCGAATGGCACAGCAAACAGGTCACGCAAAGTTAGAAAGAGAGATGCTGAAATTAAAGTACAAGCAAGATAAGTACAATGAGAAACACAAGAATGATGATAACGTAGTTAAGAATTTTACTAAAGATTTGTTTCATAAAGTCGTTCATTCTGTCTGTAAGCAATATAACATTAAGCCTGATGATTTGCTAGGCATTAGAAGATATGAAGAACTTGTTAGAGCTAGAAGCATATTGATTAACTTGATGCTTGAAACCTATGCCATATCCTTGTCACAATTAGGAAGGTTTATGAACATAGATCATAGCACGGTGATCCATCATAAGATGTTGAAGCTAGAACAAAAGAGATTTTGGAAACTAGATAAAACTATTCACGAAGAATTTACTAAACTTAAAGACGAACTAACAGTAAGATAAAATGTGGGTTGGCTTACGAAAGCCTTGTGCCTGATACTGAACCCACTTAATTACTTAGGAAATCCCATTAGCATATTTCTAAATGCTTTGGCAGCAACTGTTGATTTAGATTTACTTCTGCTAATTCCTTTTTTCTTTCTTTGATTGATGTTGTAATACAATCCTTTACGAGCCATCTTTCCTGACTTTGTTTTATGATATTTAGATGTCATTATTTTTTCTTCTTTCTTTCCATACCTTTTAGTTTTTTCTTTTTAACTGTAGCATAGAAAACAGACTTACTTTTCTTAGCTCCATAAGTTTTTTTCATTGAACTCATCATCTTCTTTCCTTTTTTAGTTAGTGGCACGATTGTTTCTCCTGTTAGTTTTGCTATTAATTTTGTTAACATTGATCATCTTTTATATTTAGCAGCTGAGTAATACTGTTGCTTCCTTTGTAAAAAGTTTTCGTAATGACTAAAGTTGCTTGGCTTATTTTTAACAGATATTAAATATTTGTCAAAACAACTATCCTCTATTTGTATATCATCACAGAAATATTTTCCTTCTGCATTGATGATCCAACCACCATTCTTACTGTAAAGAGTTTTATTACACTCATTACATTTGCCTAGCTTTAAGTTTAACTTTGTTCTGCTCCAGGTTTTTTTAATCACAGATGATTACCATTTCTTACAAGACCAGTATCTTGCAGTTAGTTTATTAGTAGCAGTAGCACAGTTATGTCTAGCTCTGAATGATTTACGTCTTGATGGAATATTCTTTTTGATGGTCATATTAGCATCACCATATCTAATCAGTCTAACCCTGCTACCTGACTTGGCTAGAACTGCAAACTTCTTAGTCTTAGTCCTAGCATTCTTAGGTTTGTTATAACCTGAAAATCTTTCGCCTCTATAAGTAATCGTCATAGGTCAGAGTATATCTTATATTTCTTATCATACAATACCACTTTCCAAGGTGTTGATTTCTTGAATTTGTTTTGTTTGGCATAGGCAATGGCTTCCCTTTCAGTTAACCAAAACTCATTGGTAAAGAAATGCCAACGATCTTCCTTCTTATTGTGTATGATGATTGAGTACATTATTTTCTCCAATACTCAGTTACTTGTTTCCATTCGCACTCAGCATATTCGCAGCCATAATCATAATCTTGAAATGTGCCTGCGTTAATAAATTTTATTTCATTATGTATTACAATAAAATCCATAAATTAAATTACCATCTTGAGTGTACCAACCCTGGTCTTTACCAAAGTCTTTATAGTCTGCTAATAATTCTATTTGTTTTTCTCCAAGCTCAATGCAATCTTGTGGCTCATCAAAGGTAAAAGACATTGGTCCATATAAGGTAAGGAGAACCAAGGTGAACTTCATTTACCTTGACCTCTATTTATTTTAAAACTTCTTCGTTTATGTTTATTCATAGACGACCATTTAATCTTGATTGGGTTGGAGGCAACAGAAGTATTTTTACTAACTGGTGTATGGATGAGTTTATCCATATTAAACTTCTTAGCCATTATTTCTTTTTCTTTTTCTTCTTAATCTTCTTACCAGTTTGCTGAGAGAGAAGGCTAGGCTTCTTCTTGCTGTATTGGTTTACGAACATTGTTGTTACTTGTTGGCTCATATTATTTATTGTTGGTTTTAATAATGTCGGTTGCCTTTAATCCATAGATCGCAGCTACTACTGAGATCCATAAACCTGTTAGCCACCAAGGCATCTGTTGTAATTTATCAAAGAAAAGATCCATCTTCTTTTCTATTTCTGGGTCTTCTGCAAACACTGAGTAAGCAAGCATAAAGATGGGTGTAGATAGAACTAGCAAAACGAACTCATCTTTCCAGTCTCCCTTCTGATGCTCAAATAGTTTACCTGAATATTCTATCTCACCACGTCTCATCTTCTCAGCGTGAAGAAGTTTGGCTTCTGATAAGGCTTCCTTAGTCTTTTGTTTATCAGAGTATAGCTTTGCAGCAGTTTTAATTCCTAGTCCTAATACATTTAACCACATAAATTTACCAATGTTTGTATTGTGTTTTATTATCATCATCCTTGTAAGCAATCAATGACTCCTTACGATTCAAATCAGATGAGTATGAGCAATGAACCCAACCGCTTGATGGTTCTCCCTCTTTGTAGAACTCAAGGATAAGCTGATCCCAAGTTAGATTATCTTTAATCCATTGTGCTAATATTTTATTATCTACCCCTGGTATTTCAAAGTCAGCAGCTGCGGATTTGTTATCTGCACAGTGTTGACTGTTAATGCTTGAACCTATCTCAATGCAAAGCTCGGCAGTGCGAAAACCAGAACTAATGATTAAGGGTTTGTCAAACTGACTGCGTATGGGTTGTAATATGTTTACTGCTAATGCCTTTAAGTTTTCTATTTGAGTAGGTGAAGGATTATTATTGATGCCTTTTCTCGTGGCTACCTGAGATTTGATGAGTTCATCAAGGGTAAAGTTAGCTGTTAGTTTCATTATAAAAGATCTTAACTTTTAATTTTTTTTGCTCCTGTGTCAATCCTCTTCTTATGACTGATCCTATTGCATTTCTCTTATATTTATCTGAGGGTATGTAGTCTTTCTTTCTTTTATTGACTGATTTGACATCATAGGCTTGGTATTCACCTGTCTTTAAATCTAACACCACCATATCTATGGGTCCTTTACCCATTACTGGTACGAATACTATCTTGTTTGGGTCTTTGGCAAAGTGTGCTTGAGCCATTAGCTCATTGTATATTCCAACGCTAGCAGTTTTTCTTGTTCTAACCATTCCATTTAAAGTAACCAATGATTGCAGTTACCAATCCACCCATAAAGACTAGGAAGGAAACTACTCCCTTACCTTTGTTCATATCAGCTCTGAGTTCTTTAATGTCTGATCGCATCTCATCTATTGCTTTGAATAATGTTTTCATTCTCTCAGCACAAACTTTTTCGTGGTATGAGATCCTCACACCATTACTATGCTCAGTGTAATCCGAAACAATCTTATCTTTTCTTACAGTTGCAGACTGTTTTCTTAATCTTTTTTTTGATCTCATCTTTCAGTTCTCTCCAAAATTCCTTACACGCTTCAAGGAATGATTTAAAAAATTCATTCATAATAACTCCTATGTATTTTCTAGTGGTCTACAGACAAAATTAACTACGATCTTTTTTTCATTAACTTCATCAACGCCAATTTCTCTTATCATAGATATGCCACGAATGAAACCAGAAGTAGCACAATCATAGTAATTGTCGTGATGAGGGTACATAGATACAGGATCTGTGCATTGTTGCATTAGGGTAGAACAAATCTGCATAACCAATAAGTATTTCATCATTGATTAGTATCAGATTTTAGCTGTTAGTGATATGATTAATCTTTGTTTTTTTTAGACGTTAGATCTTCGTAAGCATCTTTCCAAAATTGGATAGTCTTTTCATTCCATTGAATGATTTGTTTCTTCCAATATTTGTAAGTATGGATTTCATCTAAAGATTTAAACCAATTATCAAACATATTTTTTACCTTTGTCATTATTAATATTCTCTAAAAAATATGAAACTAAATTTAATAATGTATTTTTTAGTAGCATATTTTTTACCTTTGTTAAATTATCTTGCTTGAGTTTTAACTCATTCTCGTTGATTTATTTATCTCAAGATAAAATAAATAAACTATCTTGCTTGAGTTTTAACTCATTCTCGTTGGTTTATCAACGAGCCGTAGTCTTGAAGATATACTTCATTCTTTGGTAGATAGCAAAGCTATCTAGCACAAGCTGGAATATTATTAGTTCCTACTAATGGATTTTCTGCAAATGCCATATAGATATATCCTTGACCACTTGCATTTCCTGAATTATCTGCTCCTCTACATTTAAAGCCATTTGATAAAATATCTATTGCTCTAGCTGTTGCTGTAAATTCTGCACTAGCATCATTTGTCATAAGATTTAAGTCTGTTAGGTTGGATGGATTTCTTTTTACGTCCCACATTTGCCAACCTTCGGTTGCCGCACCTGAATAATGTTTTTGAATTACCAAAGCTGGTTTAAATCCTGTGTAAACAAATGTTCCATCAGCATTACCATTACCAGTATAGCTACCAAATTTTGAGAAGCCTTTTTTTTCTGCGAAACAATACATAATATAATCGTATGTGCTATTTGATTGAACACTTGTACCTAAATGAACTACAGAACTTGTAGGTGTTGTATTATTCCAAAGTGTACTATTTGAATTAAAAGCACCAGTACCATTTAAGTCTATTCCACCTGATGCACCATTTGATGAATTATAAGTTATCCAGCTTCTTGGGTCATTTAATGCTTTTACTATTATAAATTTAGGAACAGCACCTAATCCGTGTCCAACAGTAGCATTAGCACCTGTACCAGTATATTTAACAATACTAAATCCTGATGTAGTTGAAGCACTTACAGTAGATGTAATAGAGCCATCTGTGTTTGATACTCCTGAACCATTTGCTTTCCAGTTCCAAGTAACTATATTATTACCACTTCCATTTAAATCTCCATCAGTTCCAACAGTAAAACCATCACTATCAAAAGACGTTAATCCTTGAGCAAAAGTTTGTTCAGCAGTATTAGTATTTGATTGAATAACTTTTGTTGCACCTCTTACTGCATCATAAAAAGCGTGAAAATTTGTAGTGCTTCTGTTTTTTCCCCATACCCAATCAGGTTGAAATCCAACACCTGTTACAGAATTAGAACTTCCTGTACCTGTATAAAGTTTAGTATTAAAATATTCGCTAGGTTTATTTATCTGTGCCATAGTAACTCCTTATTATTTCTTTGTACGAATGTAAATGAGTGCAAAGCCATTAGTCATACTCCTGTTCGTTAATGTTCTTCGTACATAAAGCATAGTAACCGCTTGG